CGCATGACCCGCGCCATTGATGCAGTCGACGACGTGCCCACCCTGCAGGGCATGTGCAAGCAGCTACTCGAGGCGTGGATGACGCAGCGCGCTGCAACCACCTGGGTGATGCGCCAGGGCCTCCCCGGCCCACCCCATCCCCCCGCCTCACGCTGAGCACCCGTTGCGCAACGCAACCGCAACCGTTGCGCAACCACCCCCCCCACCCCCACCTTTTGGGTCCTCCTGTGGAAAAACCCCCTGCGGGTCCGCGAGCCCCGGTTTTTCGCTAGTTCCAGCTTCCGAAACGAGTGGCGGAAACCGTTGGAATGACTGGGATCTGAGCCCAAACCCCGGGAATCCCGGTTTCAGGGATCGCGGTGTTGCGGGGGTTCTGAGCGAAAAACTGGGCAGGAAGTATGGGCCGTGATCGCGCGTGCGGTTGCGCAACCGTTGCGCAACGTGGCGCAATGGCGGGCCTATGGTTCGGGCCTGGTGCCAGGAGGGGAGATGGGGAAGGCGTTGACGCCGCGGATGGCGGAGCGGATCGAGCTCTGGCCGGTGGAGCGGCTGGTGCCGTTCGAGGGGAACGCGCGGACCCACAGCGCAGCGCAGGTGGCGCAGCTGGCGGCGAGCATCCAGCGGTTCGGGTTCCTGGCGCCCATCCTGGTGGACGGGGAGAACGGGATCCTGGCGGGCCATGGCCGGCTGATGGCGGCCCGCGAGCTGGGGATGCAGCAGGTGCCGGTGGTGGTGCTCGACCACCTGACGCCGGAGGAGCGGCGGGCCTATGTCCTGGCCGACAACAAGATCGCGGAGAACGCTGGGTGGGATGAGGAGCGGCTGGCGGAGGAGCTGGGCGCGCTGATGGAGGCGGAGTTCGACCTGGGCGCGCTGGGCTTCAGTGACGACGACCTGCGGCGGCTGACCGATGGCCTGGAGCTGGGGGCGTTCGAGCAGCTGTCGCAGCCGCTGGCGCCGGTGACGGAGCGGGCGGAGCCGGAGGACCAGGGGCAGGGCGGCCTGGGCCTGGATCTGGAGCAGGACGACAAGGACGCCGACGCGACGGCGGAGAGCGGCGAGGTGGAGGAGCGGCACGTGTTCAGCGCGAGCATGCGGTGGGATGACCGCGAGCAGGTGCTGATGGCGGTGGCCGCGGCGAAGAATCGGCACGGGCTGGAGGGCACGGCAGAGGCGCTGGCCCAGGTGTGCAGGGAGTGGCTGGATGACCGAGCGGGATGAGGCATTCGAGGAGCTGAAGACGGGGCATGGCCTGCTGCGGGAGCTGCCGGGCCTGAGGGTGTGGGGAGTGGATGACGGGGCCCTGGTGCTGGGCGAGGACGCGACGCAGTTCGTGTTTTGCAGCCAGGGCGCGCTGGTGGTGCGGCAGTCGGGGGCATGGCCGCACGTGCTGACGGCTGGGATGTATGCGTCGTTGCCGGGGAAGTGTGAGGTGCGGCCGGTGGGTCAGGACCTGAGCCAGGGGCTGGTGATCAGCCGGCACGGATGGCTGGGGATGGTGGTGCTCGGCGGGCCGCTGGAGGAGCGTGGACGGCTTCCACCGGTGGACGGTGAGCGGTGACCGGCGGGTGGCAGCGCTGACGGGTGGGCTGGTGCCGACGGTGCAGGTGCTGCTGGACCCTGTGCATCGGATGATGAGCACGATCCGGCACAACCGGGCCCGGGGCACCCATGCGGTGGTGCGGATGGCGGACATCGTGCGGGGGATGGTGGCCGAGGGTGTGCCGGCGCGCGAGATCCAGAAGCGGCTGGGGATGGAGCGCGAGGAGGTGACGCGCCTGGTGAACCGTGCGGGGATGCCGTCGCAGGTGACGAAGGGCCGGGCCGGTGCGCTGAACAGGGCGTGGGTACCCGGCAAGGGCTAGGGTGCGGCGGACGACATGAGCATGATGATCAGCGTCCAGGCGATCCGGTTCGGGGCCAGCTGGAGTTGTGGTGTGGTGGTGGCGTCGCCGCTGCGTGTGGAGCTGGGCGAGCAGGGCGACGAGACGACGGTGGACGGGATGCTGCGGGGCGAGGGCTGGACGTCCGTCAGGCCCGAGCAGCTGGCCCACCTGGTGGCGGGCCTGGTGAGCGCGCCGGAGAAGGTGCAGATCGCCGGCCTGGGAGGCGTGGAAGCGGGCAGTAGCCTGTCGCTGCAATCAACCTTGCACCTGTTCGGGTACACCGTGGAGTCGTGCTGAAGCTCGCGGACTATGCAGCCCAGGTTGGCGTAGTGCCGCAGGCAGTCAGGAAGGCGATTGCTGACGGCCGGATCAAGCAGGGAGCGAAGCGCGAGGGCCGTGGATGGGTGATCGATCCGGCGATTGCGAACGAGGAGTGGGGGCGGAACACCGCGCCGCAGTACCGGCAGGGCGAGGCGATCAAGGCGGGCCGGCAGCGGCAGATGGCGGCGGCCGCGGCGAAGGTGGCGCACGGGACGACGGCCCCACCGGCTGGGCATGGCCCGCCGGCTAGCATGCCGACGATGGCCCAGGGCCAGGCGATCAAGACCGCCTACCAGGCGAAGCTGCTGCAGCTGGAGTTCGAGGAGCGCAGCGGCAAGCTGGTGAGCGCGGAGGAGATGAACCGGGTGCGGTTCGAGTCTGGCCGGCGTGTACGTGATGCGGTGCTGCGGATCGGCCCGCAGATGATCGGCGAGATTGCGAAGGCGGCCGGCGGGCTGACGCCGGACCAGCGGGCGGATGTGCTGCTCGTGATTGACCGGCACCTGGTCGGAGCACTGGAGGCATTGGCGGATGGCGCTGGCAACAGCTGAGGCGGTCGAGAGGTCGTTCTGGGAGGGCCTGCGGCCGGACCCGCTGCTGACGGTGAGCCAGTGGGCGGACCAGCGGCGGTGGCTTAGCCCGAAGGCGAGCAGCGAGCACGGCCCGTGGAAGACCACGCGGACCCCGTACCTGCGGCGGCCGATGGATGACCTGTCGGTCACCAGCAAGGTGCAGGAGGTGACGCTGGTGTTCGGCAGCCAGATGGGGAAATCCGAGGGCCTGAACAACTGGATCGGCTACATCATGGACATCGCGCCTGGGCCGACCCTCTACGTCCAGCCGACGATTGACCGCGCGAAGGAATACTCAAAGACGAGGATCCAACCGATGATCGAAGCGACGCCAGCGCTTCGAGAGAAGGTCAAGGAGTCGAAGTCGCGCGACAGCGGCAACACGATCCTGCAGAAGGACTTCCCGAACGGTCAGCTGAGCATGCGCGGTGCGAACGCGGCGAGCGGCCTGGCGTCGATGCCGATCCGGTTCGCGGCGAACGATGAGATCGACCGCTGGCCGTTGAACGTCGACGAGGAGGGCAGCCCGCTGGCGGTTGTGAACGCGCGCCGCCGGACGTTCGGCATCCGTGGCAAGCAGGCAAACACCTCGACGCCGAAGCTGGCGGGCACGAGCGCGATCTGGGGCAAGTGGGAGGAGAGCAGCCAGAACACGCTGAAGCTGCCGTGCCCCCACTGCGGGCACCGGCAGCCGCTGGAGTGGGAGCAGATGCGGTGGGACGAGAAGGACCCGGGCCTGCCGGAACGGCTGACGGTGCCGCCGGTGTTGATCTGCGTGGAATGCGGCGAGGGGATCAGCGAGGACACCAAGGCCTGGTGGTACGACCCGGAGGTGTGGGAGGACGATTGGTGGGAGGCGAAGTTCCCGGAGCGAACCCTCCACCAGGGCTACCACTGCAACGCGCTCTACTCACCCCTGGGCTGGTTCAGCTGGAGTCAGGCGGTCCTGGAGTTCACCAAGACGAAGGACGACCCGTCGAAGGAGCAGCCGTTCGTCAACACGGTGCTGGCCCTGCCGTACAACTGCGACGGCGAAGCCCCCGACTGGGAGGCGCTCTACAACCGCCGGGAGCTCTACGAGATCGGCACGGTGCCGGAGCAGGTGGCGTTCATCACCTGCGGGGTGGACGTGCAGATGGACCGCCTCGAGCTGGAGATCGTGGGCTGGGGCCCTGGGATGGAGAGCTGGAGCCTGGATTTTCAGGTGCTGGCTGGCGACACGGCGCAGCCTGCGGTGTGGCGCGAGCTGTCGAAGTTCATCCGGTCGGAGTTCGGCCGGGGCGATGGCCAGCGGCTGCCGATCAGGATGACGGCGATCGACTCGGGCTTCAGGAGCCAGGAGGTCTATCGGTGGGTGCGGAGCCAGGCCGGCAACCGGGTGATCGCCGTGAAGGGCGGCCCCGACAGCCAGACGTCGATCATCGGCACGCCGGGGCGCGTGGAAGTGCTGCGGAACGGGAAGGCCCTGCGCGGTGGCGTGAAGGTGTGGCCGGTGGGATCAAGCACGGCAAAGAGCGAGCTCTACGGCTGGCTGCGCCGTGGCCTGCCAGAGGAGGGCGAGGGATTGCCCCACGGCTGGTGCCACTTCCCCCAGCACGGCGAGGAATGGTTCCGGCAGCTGTGCGCGGAGCGGCTGACGAACACGATCGACCGGCGGGGCTACAACCGGTTCGAGTGGATCAAGACCCGGCCACGAAACGAGGCGCTCGACTGCCGGGTCTATGCGCGGGCCGCGGCGGCACTGGTGGGCGCCGATCGGTGGAGCGATGCCCGGTGGGCAGAGGAGCGAGGTGGGGTGCCGCTGCTGGTTGCCGAGGCGGATCAGCCGACGTCGCGGGATGATGGGCCGGCCGAGGATCATGATGGCGGATCCTCGTTCTGGGACCGATAGCATGAAGCGACGGCGAGGGCCTCGATGAGCACGTTCACGCAGGCGGACCTGGGAGCGATCGAGCAAGCGATCGCGAGCGGCTACCTGAAGGTCAAGTACGAGGACAAGGAAGTCACCTACCAGTCGATGGAGCAGATGCTGAAGGCCCGGGCGATGATCATGAGCAGCCTGGCGGCCACCACATCGCCGGTGGTGCGCATCGACTACCCCACGTTCGTGCGGGACTACGAATGAACCCGATCGAGCAGCTGCTGGCCGCCATTGCCCCTCGCGCGGCGCTGCGCCGTGAGACGGCCCGCCTCCAGCTGGAGGAGATGCGCAAGTATTCGGCGGCGGGCCGGGGCCGGCGCACCGACAGCTGGATGGTGCAGCGGGGATCGGCGGATGCGATCAGCGCCATGGGCTTCGCGGACATCCGCGACCGCGCGCGCGAGCAGATCCGCAACAACCCGTGGGCGCGGAAGGCGATCCTGGTGTGGGCCGACAACCTGATCGGCGAGGGGTGGAGCTTCAAGGCGAAGGGCGGCCGGCGCAATGGCCGCCGCGGCCGCGATGTGACGCAGCTGATGCAGGCCTGGATGGCCGATCCGCTGCAGTGCGACTACTACGGCAAGGCGAACTTCGACGGGCTGATGGCCCAGGTGGTCCAGGCGTGGAAGGGCAGCGGCGAGGTGCTGATCCGCGCGCGGACACCGAGCAGCGCGACGATGCGGCGGCTGGGCCTGCGGGTGCCGCTGCAGCTCCAGGTGATGGAGGCGGACTGGATCGACGAGTCGCACGACACACCGGGCGGCGAGAGCGGCAGCTACACCAAGCGCGGGATCGTCTACGACGCAGAGGACAAGGCGAGCCACTACTGGCTCTACAACTACCACCCTGGCGAGAGCGCGCACCGGGTGACGAGCGTGCTGAGCAACACCGTGCCGGCGGGGCAGATCATCCACCTGTTCACGGCGGAGCGCCCCGGGATGTCTCGGGGCGTGTCGTGCCTGGCGCCGGTGCTGCTGCGGCTGCGCGACCTGCAGGACCTGATGGACTCGCGGCTGCTGAAGGAGAAGGTTGCCGCATGCCTTGCGGTCGCGATCGTAGACATGGATGGGATGGGCAACCAGAAGAGCACGATCGGCACGAAGATCGAGCCGGGCGGGATCGTGACGTTGGGCCCCGGGCAGGACATCAGGACGATCAGCCCGCCGGCGACGAACGAGCTGCCGCAGCAGATCAAGGTCTACCTGTTGGAGGTCGCGGCGGGGATCGGCATCACCTACGAGGAGCTCACCGGCGACTACACCGGGGGCAGCTTCACGCAGGGCCGGATGGGTTGGATCGGGTTCCAGCGCCGGCTGAAGGCGGAGACGTGGCAGACGCTGGAGCCGACGGTGTTCCGCAGGGTGTGGCAGTGGGCCGCCACGGCGATGAGTGTGGTGGGAACGAACACCGACGGCCTGGTGGGCGACTGGACGCCGCCGAAGCGCGAGCTGTTCGATCCGCAGTCGGAGATCACGAGCATCCGCGACCGAATCCGCAGCGGCCTGCTGCCTCCGCAGGAGGCGATCCGCGCGGAGGGCTACGAGCCGGAGGACGTGATCCTGCTGTGGCAGGAGTGGATGGTCCTGATGGATGAAGCTGGCATCACCCTGGACATCGACCCGCGGAAGGTGTCGGCCGCTGGCCTGACGCAGGGCCGCCCGGCTGGCACGGCGCTGCCGCCGACCGGTGCGCCGCCCCTGCAGATGGTGCCGGCCCCGGCGGCCGGGGCCTCTGCTGGGAACACCCCCTAGAATCTGAGAGCGTAGGAGACGGCAATGGCGGATCAGTTGCTACACACCAGGGCGATGTTCGAGCCATCGACGATCAACGTCGAGGAGCGGACGGTCGAGATGGTGTGGACGACTGGGGCCCAGGTGAAGCGCGCGAGCTGGTCTCGCGGCGACTACATCGAGGAGCTCAGCTTGCAGCCTGGTGCAGTTCGTCTGGACCGGCTGAACGCTGGTGCGCCGCTGCTGAACTCGCACAGCAGCTACGACCTCCGAGACCAGATCGGGGTTGTGCTGCGCGCCTGGCTGAGTGGAACCGAGGGCCGTGCCCTGGTGAAGTTCAGCTCGCGGGATGACGTCGAGCCGATCTTCCAGGACGTGCGCGACGGCATCTACCGCAACGTCAGCGTGGGCTACAAGGTCCACAAGACGGAGCGCGACGAGACCGGCACGACGCCGGTCGAGCGCGCTGTGGACTGGGAGCCCTATGAGCTCTCGCTGGTCCCAATTCCGGCCGACGCCGGTTCCCAGGTGCGCTCGGAGGAGCCCACCCCCACCCCAACGGAGCGATCCATGGCTGAACTGAACCAGGGGGCGCCGGCCGCTGAGCCTGCGCCTGAGACCACCATCGAAACCCGGGCCGCTGCGCCCGCTGCTCCCCCCGCCGCCCCTGCGCCTGCTTCGGTGGATGTGGAGCAGATCCGCGCGGAGGAGCGCCGCCGGGCGGCCGGCATCCTCGATGCAGCCCGCAAGCTGGGCGTGGAGGACACCATCGCCCACGGCCTGATTGAGCGTGGCGTGGCCCTGGACCAGGCCCGCGCTGAGCTGATCGACGCCCGATCCACCACCGAGCGCCAGTCTTCGGCCGGCACCAGCCGCGTGGAAGTCACCCTCGACCATGGCGAGAAGCGCTTCGCCGCGAAGCTCGACCATCTGAAAGCCCGTGCTGGATTCGGCGGCGAGGACGAGGGCGGCGCGCGCGAGTACCGAGGCAGCACGCTGCTGGATCTGTGCCGCGACAGCCTGGAGCTGGCCGGTATCTCCCATCGCGGGATGAACAAGAGCGACCTCGCTGAGCGCGCGCTGCATTCCACCAGCGACTTCCCGCTGCTGATGGCCAGCATCCAGCGCGTGAGCCTGAAAGCCGCCTATGCGCCGGAGCGCCAAACCTGGCGCCCACTGGCGACGCAGCGTAACCTTCCCGACTTCCGCGAGATGCGAGAGATGGAAGTCGGTGGCCAGATCATCCCCCAGGAGATCAAGGAAGGCGGCGAATACAAGTTCGGGACGATCAAGGAGCAGCAGGGTTCCTGGTCGATCTCCGAGTTTGGCAGCGGCCTGAAGATCGGCCGCCGGCTGATCATCAACGACAACCTTGGTTACATCACCAGGGCGGTTGACGTTCTGGGTCGTGGTGTCGCCACTCTTGAGGCGAACATGGTGTGGGCCCTGCTCACCGGGAATGCCAAGTGCATGATGGACGGCAAGGCGCTGTTCCACGCAGACCATGCCAACACCGGCACTGGCGTGATCGGTGAAACGTCTTTCTCGGATGCACGAGAAAAGATGTACAACCAGAAGGGTTTTGAGGGAACCCAGCTGTACGTGCAGGCGCGTTACATCCTTCTCCCCACCTCGCTGGAGACTGCGTTCGACAAGTTCAACACCACCATCACCCCGAACCAGACCAGCAACGTCAACATCTTCTCCAATTACGTCCAGAAGATCGTTGAGCCTCGCCTCAACGGCAGCCCTCAGTGGTATCTCGCTGGCGATGGCCTTGGCGTGGAGAACATTGTCTACGGCAACCTGGAAGGGGAAGGCGGTCCGACGATCTCCTCGGAGATCAAGCGCGACCCCGATGGCATCGTGACCTACCTGCGTCACGACTTCGGCTGCATGGTGCCGCACCACTACGGCTTCTACCGTTCCTCCGGCGTCTGATCGCCGGCTTCCTGATCACCCTATTGAGAGGACACCATGAAAGGTTTCGATCCGAGCACCGGCCTGGGCTATGTCCAGGAAGGCGACTACCTGGAGGTCACACTGCCCTACGCCCGCAAGTCGGGCGAGGGTGTGTTGGTCGGCAGCATCTTCGGCGTGTGCGTTGTGGATGGCGCGCAGAACGACGTGATCAACATCCACACGGAAAGCGTCTATGGCCTGGTGGCTGCCACCGGCGCCGGCACCGACGCCACCCAGGGGGCTAAGGCCTACTGGGACAACACCAACAAGCGCGTCACCCCCGTCAGCACCAACAACACCCTGATCGGCGTGTTCGCGGTGGCCAAGGCCACAACGGATGCGGCGGCCCGGGTGAAGCTGAACGAAGCGGTGGTCTGATGCGCCGCGACCTGGCCAGCATTGCTCTTCGCGCTGTGGTGCGGGTGATGGGGGAGCGATCCCCTGTCACCTACCGCCGCGGCGCCAGCAGCTGGCCAGTGCGTGGCGTGTACCAGGACTCGCACATCGGCCTGGATCCAGAGACTGGGATCCAGGTGCGCAGCAACCAGCCGGTGCTGCTGATCGATGGCGCAGAGCTGCCGATGGCCCCTCGGCAGGACGACATCGTGGAGGTGCGTGACGCGCAGTGGCGCGTGCGTGATCCGCAGAGCGACGGGCACACCGGGTGGTTGCTGATGCTGCACCGGATGCAGCAGCCGGCGGTGTTCGAGGCTGGAGTGTTCGAGACAGGAGTCTTCGCCTGATGGCCATTTT